ACGCATAGTCGGAATCCACAAGACTATCGCTGGTCTAAGTGGAAGGGTAGCGATGGACGAGATGGGATTCCGGGTAAAGCTGGAGCGGACGGACGAACACCTTACGTCCACTTTGCTTATGCGGATAGCGCAGATGGTCGTATTGGTTTCAGTTTGACTCAGAACGGGAAAAAGCGCTATTTGGGTGTGTGTACTAATTTCGACAAATCGGATAGCACCAATCCCGCTGATTATTCGTGGAATGACACGGCTGGCAGTGTATCAGTAGGTGGTGAAAACCTTATCCGTAACTCAGCGTTTCCAGAAAATCTGGATAATTGGGGCTATTGGGAAGCACCACAACCCAACTCTAATCTTTCTGTGTCTAGTCACTCGTTTTATTACAATGGCGCTAGACCGCTATTCTTGCTAAAGACATCATCATCATTAGTGCCAACGTCTACGCTACGTTTTCCAGTCAAACGAAACACTGATTATTCGTTCAATATTCAAACGTTTGCCACTGGGAACATAAAGGGTGTAAACATCTATTTCCTCGGTCGCAAGTCGAATGAAACAGATAAGACATTCTCTAAGGTTGTTAACTTTAAAACACACAATGGCTCACCGTCCACAACAGGTTTGGCCAAGTGGCATTTAACTTTCAACGCTGGAGAATGTGATGAAGGTTTCATTCGCATCGATAACACTGGTACTACTGACGGCAGTCAGTCAATGCTATTTTTCACCGAATTAGATTGTTACGAAGGTACAACTGACCGAGCGTGGCAAGCGTCGCCGAAAGACTTAGCTAGCCAGTTAGACAGCAAGGCTGATAGTTCATTGACACAAAGCCAGTTAAATCGACTGAATGAGATTAATTCAGTGATGAAATCGGAATTAGAAGCTAAGGCATCGCTTGATACACTCAATCAATGGGTGAAGGCTTATCAAGATTTTGTTAACGTAAATAACGCCAATCGTGCACAAGCCGAGAAGAATCTTGCGGATGCAAGTAGCCGTGTCGCAAAATTAGAGAACAATCTGAACGATATGTCAGAGCGTTGGAACTTTATCGATAGCTACATGGCATCTTCAAACGAGGGGCTTGTTATTGGTAAAACAGATAATTCTAGCTCTATGCTATTCAATCCAAACGGTCGTATTTCAATGTTCTCAGCCGGTAATGAGGTGATGTATATTTCACAAGGTGTGATTCACATCGAGAATGGTATTTTCTCTAAGACAATCCAGATTGGTCGCTATCGAGAAGAACAGGATTTCATCAATCCTGACAGGAACGTGATTAGATATGTGGGAGGTAGTTAATCATGGTAGAATTTTGGTCAAATAATGACCGTGGATATCGTATCAGGCTGTGGATTGACCAAGTTGGACAGAATATCCAAAACAACACAAGTGATGTCCGTATTCGATTGGCATTGCTTAACCAAGGGTGGACGTTTGCAAGCTATCAATGTTCTGGGTACGTTGATGGTTTTGGTCAACGAATTGACTATTCTGGAAGTCCAGCGATGTTTAATCGAAATTCGGAAATACAGTTGATTGACCGCACGATTACTGTTCGTCATGCTGATGATGGGTCTGGTGCCTTCGGTGTACGCGCTCATTTCAATGGCTCGGGTGGATACAGCCCCGGAAACCTAGACATCGGCAATCAAGGCATAACACTGACGACGATTCCAAGAGGGAGTTTGGTGAGCGTCTCGGAGGGATTCATTGGCAATCAAGTAGATATCACTATTGATAGGAAATTAGCTGGCGCCACGCATACACTACGCTACGCTTGGGGCAATAAGGAAGGTAAGATTGCCGACAACGTTGGGACATCGTTTAAGTGGACAATCCCAGCGGATTTTGCCGACGACATACCAGATACGACAACTGGCCGGGGTACTATATACATCGATACTTATGTTGACGGCAAATTGATTCAAACACAGTCAACGGCACTAACAGCAAGGATTGTCACAAACAACACGAAGCCGTCGTTTACTGGATTTACTTTAACGGACGCAAATACAACGACTCAAAGGATAATTCCAGAGCCAACGCATTTCGTGTCCATCATGTCGCTTGTGAAAGTCGTTTTCAACGGAGCACAAGCAAAAAGCGGAGCTACGATAGCTGGGTACTATGCTGAAATTGTTGGTGCCAGTAATTCCGTTTCAACGAATGGCGGGGTATTCCGTGAGGTCGCTGTAAACAACGACACTCAAATGACCTTGAGAGGGAGAATTCAAGACTCTCGTGGGATTTGGTCTGATTGGAAAGAGGTTAAAATAACATTCCTATTCTATTTCAGCCCAACGCTGAAATTTGAGGTTACCAGAAGTGGCTCAAAGTCAGATACACTAACCATTAAGAGATTTGCTAAGATAGCACCTCTTAGTGTTAATGGCGTTCAAAAAAATACCATGAAGCTGACTTTTACAACAACCAAAGTGGGAACAAGTAATGTTGTTTCGGATAATGGGCAAGCTGGCGGTGAATGGTCAAGTATTTCTGAATTTAAGGCATCTAACGCAAATTTAGGCAAGGAATATCCTGCAGATACTTCATTCATAGTGACAGGAAAACTAGAGGACAGATTTTCAGACTCAAAATTTCAAGATACAGTAACGACCGATAAAATTATTATGTCCTATGACCAACAAGGCGTTGGTATTGGTAAGTATCGTGAAAATGGAGCACTTGATGTCGATGGATTGATTTATTCAGGCTCAAAACTAATCCAACACCACAAGCTTACAGAACCGAACGGTGCAGCGATTGATAACAAGGTAGATAACCTAAACGACTATAGAACCACTGGTTTTTATTCAATCCTAGGGAACTACAAAAACCATCCCGCATCGGGCGAGTATGCTTGTTTAGAAGTCGTGGAAAGCATTTCTGGGTATCACCAAACGCTAACAACTGTGTCCAGTCGGATGTTTAAACGCACTGTCACTAGTAATTCTAATGGCTCATGGATTGAGTACACGCCTAAGCCAGCGATGGTTAAACAAGAGGTTGATATTGGTTGGCGGGTGAAAGCGAACCTTGTGCGCCAGTCGAACGTAGTAACTCTCAGCTTAATCAGAGACGCCCATTCCGTCCCTTTAGGCGAGTACAAGGGCTTAAGCGAGAAAATCCCTAGCGGATTCAAGCCTTGCGTCCAAACGCACTTGGTTGTCAACAAAAATGTAGCCAACTGGCATAAAGGCTGCGCAGTATGGCACCTTGAACCGAATGGGAACATGTATTTTTCAAACCAAAATTCAGAAAATGCAGTCTACACAGGGACAGTCACTTACATTACGGAAGATGAATATCCAATTGAAGAAGGATAAAGAAAGGAAAATAATATCATGTCACTTAAAATCACAAAACAACGCACGATCAATGCAGAATTTAACGTTGAAGAAGAAGGAGCTACAATCCTTGTTAAGCAAACATTTATCAGTGTAGATTCCAATGCGGTCTCTACAGTTCAAGAAAATCTTCTTAACGCTGAATTATACGCAAAACATCGTCAAGATATGCGTGCGGATGAGCGTGCTCTACGTGAGTTGCGTTACAAAGTGGAAGATGAAATTTTGGCAGAATCAACAACAGGAGCATAATCCATGCACAAACCAAATGGAATCTTTGGGATTTTCGATGTCGTCAAGCAATTCTACGAATACGGAATAGATGAACACATTTGGGTGTTTTTACTAATGCTTACCATAGCAGCAGACATCATTCTTGGTGTGTCCAGGGCTTGGGCTTATCATGAGTTGTCAAGCTCTAAATTTCGCAAGGGCCTTGTCAGCCATGCAGCTATGATTTTATTCGTTGCAATATTCTATCCATTTGCCGTTTTCATGAACCTTGGTGCTGTGGTAGATACCTTCATCTTCGCTATGATTGCAGCATACGTCTCTAGTATTTTAGCCAACTTGTCGTCTCTAGGCGTCGAAATTCCATATCTTGATAAGTATATTAGAAGAAATATTGATAAAGAGAAATTTTTTTTAAGAGAAGAAAAGGAGAATAATGACAATGATTAATTTTAAACTACGTTTGCAAAACAAAGCTACTCTAGTAGCTCTTATCTCAGCAGTATTCTTAATGCTACAACAATTTGGGCTTGAAATCCCGCACAATATCCAAGAGGGTGTCAACACCTTCGTTGTGATTTTGGTAATCTTAGGTATCGTTACAGACCCTACTACCAAGGGGATTGCTGACAGCGAACAAGCATTGAATTACCACGAACCAAAACAGTAATAAAAAATAGAAAGGAGTGTTAAGCGTGACAACAAAAGCACAACTATTAAACACTCTTGACAGCCTTGTGAATCAACGTGTGACCGTTCCCACTAACCCTTATGGCGGGCAATGTGTTGCTTTGATTGACAATGTTTTGCAATATCAAGGCTTGTTTAACCTTGATTTCAGCTACTTAAACGCCATTGATGGCCTAAGTAGGGCAGAAAGTCTAGGGCTGAAAGTAACACGATTTAACGGCTCTAACAATCCACCAGTTGGAAGTGTTTGGGTAACTAACTGCTTACCTTATCACCAATTTGGCCATATCGGTTTTGTGGTCGCAGAGAACCCAGACGGAACGGTTACCACAATCGAACAGAATATTGATGGAAACGCTGATTGCCTGTCTAATGGTGGATGGGTGCGCAAGGTTACTCGTAATCTTGATAGCGCTGGTAATTTCAGCTATATCGACTGGAATGCACCAGCCCAGCAAATGGTAGGATGGTTTGAATTGCCGTTCGATGATTCTGAAATTGAGCCAGGCGGACTTAATAAAGGTGATTACTTCATCGATGTTTCAGCTTATCAAGCAGCAGACCTCACAGGTATCTGTCAAGCGGCTGGAACCAACAACACTATTATTAAAGTGTCTGAGGGTGTCGGTTGGCTAAGTCCAGTTATGGCACAACAAACAAACACAAGCAATTGCATTGGTTACTACCACTTCGCCCGTTTCGGTGGAGATGTAGGGACAGCACAAGCTGAAGCTAACTACTTTGTTAGCAACCTACCATCACGAGCTAGATACCTTGTATGTGATTATGAGGACGGCGCAAGCGGTGACAA